ACCGGCGATCATGTCCGGCGTCAATGCGGTATTGTCAGTGCGCGTAACCGGAGGCGTCCATGTCAGGGTCGCGGTAGCCATTTCGTCGTCTTCCTTTTGCGAGTAGGTCACGATCAGCAGCATGTGCCTGATGAAGGCTGCCGCCGGAGCCGCATTTGATTTCGGGTGATGCTTCAAACTGAGAAGGATCATCCCTTCCGGCCTGCGTCGTACTGCTTGATGCCCGGGAATTTGGCGTGAACGGCCGCACGCTGCTTGGCCTTGACGTCGGCAACCGCGCCGCCATCTGCATGGTGCATGTGCTTCAATGTCTCCGCCAGATTAGCGCGATGGCGCAAGGTCGGATTGTCCGAATGTTCCGCCTTCGCCAGCTTCTTGGCGGGAATTTTCTGACCCTCTGGCACGCCAAGTTCGCGGTGAAGCGCGCCCGGATGCTTGATGGCCTTCTGAATCCACTTGGCCATCAGCTGGGCGTCCCGCCGTAAGTATCGCGCGGCTCGGACGACCCGCCATCGCCGCCCTTGGCATGATGAGCCGAGGAAAGCGGAGAACGGTCAGCCCCCACACCGCCGCCGCGCTTGCGTCCTCGCGGCTTGTGATCCCCCCGGTGATGCGACTTCTCGCCATGCATCTCGACGTGGCCGCCGTGCTTGCGCTCTTTGACCTTGCCGCCATGCTTCTTCTGATCGCCCTTGGCGTAAGGCTCTTCGCCCTTGGCCTCTTTGAGCACGTCGGGATTGCCGGCGACCACCATGCCGGTGCGTCCGCCCGATGCCTTATGCTTGCCCTTCATTGGACTTCTCCTGTGCCAAGCTTCTGCACATAAAGCATGGTGACGAATGTCGCCCCCACCGTAGCGGCGGTTCCCGTCTGGGCGACCGCCAGCGCGACCGTCGTCGTATTTCCCACGTTCGCCATCAGCGTGAGGATCGTGGTCGTGAGCACCGGATTGAACCGCGATGTCGTCGTCGTGAGCGGAATGCTGCTTCCGTACGCCGTACCGAGCGAGTCTGTCCCGATCGATAGGAGCGCGCTCGTCTGCGTATTCCACGCCGTCAACGCGTCGACGTTGAACTGCACGATCTGCGAGTTCGGCGGAACGTAGAAATTCGCCGTCGTCAGCGCCGTTCCCAGCGTCGTACCCTGGGAGAGCACCGCAAAGCCAGTATTCTGGTTGCGGGTGCCATCCGAGTAGAACTGCGGGCCGGAGATCATCGGGCCCGAGAAGCGGGTGATGCTCATGTTCCTGCCCCCATAATTCCTCCAATCATGCGCGGTTCGAAACGCACGATATTGTCCGCGGCTTCATGTCGTTGAAGATAAGCGATGGCTTTACGGAGTACCGTCACATCGTCGTAGGCATAACCGATCGCCATATTGCAGTTGCCGCACAGAAGGCCCCGCACCGCGCCGGTGGTGTGGTTGTGATCGACTGACAACATTCGAATGGCGCCATTCTGGAGCTTCGTTTCGGGCTGCTCACAGATGGCGCAAACACCCTTTTGGATGATCAGCATCCGTTGATAAGTGGCGAAGTCGATTCCGTATTTCTTGCGGAAATCCTTATCACGGGTGCGATCCCGATTCGCCTCGCGATGCACCTTGCGACCTTCCGCCGTTCCCGTAGGAAGATCGCTTTCGGAAAACCACCGATAATTGCCGGGGCCAATCGGCTGTGCCGCATCTATTGTTGACATGGCGTAGCGTCGATCAGGAACATCGGTCACATCAGCAGCAAATGCTTCGAAAGAAGGCCATCCAACCAGGATCCCTTGAGAGATCAAATTCGACCAAGCTGCCCGCTGGCGCTTTTCAAGCAACAGTGTGGCCGTGACCGCGGATATCGAGGTCGCCGCCTTCAACCGCGTCTCAGCGTCCACGTATGCAGCCGCCGCGTCTTCCGCCGTCGCGAAGTTGCCGCCGAGACTGATCTGTTTGTAGTTCCAAGTGATCTTGGACTGGAATTTTCCGAACGGAGCAGGGCTCACACCTTTGAAGCCGGTGGAGTTGTTCGCGACAAGACCGCGCTCGCGGGCACTATCGATGCGAGAAACATCGCGCAGATTGGCGATCGCACAATTATCTGTCACGCCATCCTTAAAAGTGATGTCACCTTTCGGCCATTCCTTGTGGATGTAAAACCACGCAAGGCGGCTGGCCTGAAGTTTCTCGCGCTCAACAGTAATGAACCGATAACCGTTCGTGGCAATCACGCCAGCTCGGTCACCAATTTGAATTCGATTCGACGAGCGAACCTTCCAACAAAAAATCCCTGATGCTGGATCGTAATCCAGCATCTCCAGAAGTCTTTGATGGGTGAGATTGATCACTTTCGCCATTCCCGTTCTCCTGATATGAATTGTACAGTCATTTATACAAAACATCAGGAGTTAGTCAACCAAGATATCGTATCAACGCTACTGTTTAAGATTTATCAATGATTTCATCAGCTTGTAGGAAATTCGCCCCAGCAAGCCCTTGGGTCATTAATACCAAATGAGTAACGTTCATATGCCTTGACAAGGAGATTGTCGGTTATATTATCGACCCAAAGATCAGACTCATATGGTATTCTCATCATATGGATCATCCCGTCGATATTCGTCTTCATAAACCAGGCGAAGTTCGACGTCAGGAAGTCCATCACCAGGAAACCTTCCGGCAGACCGCCTGACAATGTCAGGATGGCGTTGACGTCGTTGTCCGCCGTTCCCGGCCGCAGCTCGGTCTTCGTCAATCGGATCGCGACCTGTTCGAGATTCGGCGGGACGATCAACTGGCGCGCCCGGGACAGGATGCGAAGACCGCGCTCGTTGACGAACAGCGTCCGGACGTTGGACATGTCAGCGAGCAGCGTCGACTCGTTCAGCGACTTCGGAACTGTCGACGTATTCGCCCAAGTGCCGCCGTCATAGGGATGCACCGTCGAGAAGAACGGCTGATTGTCGCCGCCCTGGGCCGAGTTGAAGGTCGTGCCCAAATTGAAGACGTTGGCGCCCTGGATTTCCTTGAACTGCGCGAAGGCTTCCTGCAGTTTCAGGTTCGTCGGGTTGAACTGCGCCTTGTACAGATTGTCGTCGATCATCTTGCGAGTGACGGCGTAGCCAAGCGCCACCTCGATGTGGACGAAGTTCCACGTGAAACGCTCGCCGGCCGCATTGTCGAAGGCCGTAGCGGCGCCTTCGTCTTTCAGCTGCGGCAGCGACAGGAACGCCATCTGCGTGGAGCGTTCCACCGCCATGTTGGACTGGTGTGTCTTGAACACCTTGTCCCACTGGCGAGGGATCATGTCGTAGGAGCCTCTTACATCGAAGAGGCCGGGGAGGAGTTCTGAGCGAACTTGGGCGAGGGAGACGGGCATGTTACGCTACCCCGCTCTGGCCAGACTGAAGCTGCTGGTTATTGAAGGTGACGACGACCCAGTTGAAATTGGTGGTGTTGTCCGATCCGTTGCCGACCGCCCTCGCGGACCACATATCGACAATCGTAAAAGGCAGCGTCGAAGTTGTTGCGATCTGGCTTTGATCGACCGTGAATGTCGAAAAGCCCGCGCCAAAAGTCGTGCCGCCCGCGCCGGTTGACCATGCGATGTTGTTGCCAACCGCGGATGACGGGATGGCCGTCAGCAGCGCTGCCACTCGAAAGATTGCATGCGGCGAGTCGATGATCAGCGCGGTCGCATCGGCCTGCGCAGCCGCGCCAGGAAACCACGGCGAGGATACCGGGGCGCTCTGGCCCTTAGGGATATAGGTGCAACCCTGAAAAATGCCGGCGATGATGGTGGTCACCAGTGCCGTGCCGGTGATGGCCTGAATGTACGGCGTTGCCGCGCTTTTGATGACCGGATCACCGAAGAAGATCGAGGTCGCGTAACTCGATTGGATCATGCGCCGCGTAGGCGCGTAATCAGGTGCAGCACCGCCTAGATAGCCGATGTGCTGAAACCCGAATTGTGCCTGAGTATTCGCCATAGCGAAGGCAAGCTCCGAACGGGGCTCATCAACGCTACGGCCTGCGGCGTTTTATAGCGGGATACCGCCACAGCCTGCGGCGGTTCATGGGTGGCGATGCAACGCGGCAGCCTGCCTGCGGATCACCTTGACTCTACTCCCCACAGCCTGCAGGGAGGCACGTAATGCTATCTGGTTACGCTGATTCTCTTGTTGCCGTCAAGCCTCATCGAAACGCCATCCAGAAAAGCACGAAAGACGCACCGAACAGAACAACCAGGATAGTCGCATCGAGCGAGTCGATCACTCGGCCGCCTGCTGCATTTCGATGACCTGCGGCGCCGGCCGCTGCCACGCAGGCATCTGCGCTTGCTGCGCAGCCATATCCGCCATCATCTGCTTCTCGATATCGTCGAGATAGCGACCGGCATAGTCGTAGGGCCCGACGTGGGAGATGCGATGATTGACGTTAGCCCACACCTGGCCGCCGCATTGGCGCCAGCGGAAGCAGAAGGCGAGGTCTTCCGATATCAAGCCGCGGTCCGGAATGTCGAGCTTCTCGAAAGCCCGAATCAGGCGGTTTGCGCCAGCCTGCTTGATCGTATCGAACGCCGGATGGAAGGCGATCCGCGTGTCCACCAGTTGAGGCATCGCCTGCAACATCGTCGTCACCACGTCGCGCCGGATCAGCAGCACACCGCCGCCGACGCCTTCCACTTCGATGAAACCGCCGCGGCGCTGGGTTATTGGACCGCCCAAGCCCGATCCAACCCAGGTCGTAGGTTCTCTGCGATGGCGATATAGCGTTCCGACGATGGGCTCGCTGAACAGCACCATGTCGAGCACGAGATTGGGATCGAATCCCATGTCGGCGTCGAAGAACAGTAGATAGTCCGAATGCGGGCAGGTGTCGTACCAGATCGTCAGAATCATACTGCGCAATTCGGCGATGTCGGGGAAGGAAATCGAGGAAATCGCAGAGCCGATTCCTTTGCCGATGAGGGTATCGCGCAAAGCATGAGACGTGAGAAAGCTTGTCGCCGAAATCATCTGGCCGAAAGCGGGAATATGGATATAGACGTTATGGCTCATTCGTGATGATCCCGTAGAATTTATCAATTGATGTTTTGGATTGTGCTTTCGCAGCGAGGAGTGTCGCGCCGTAATCTTCCGGCATCCGGAAATCGTGCGGGCATTGAAGATGCCTCACCTTGATATCGCACTCCCACAAATACGACGTGTTCCAATAACGGGCACTGAGGCGAAGGCGCTGCTCGTCCAAGGTTTCATCGGCGAAGGACCGGTATTCGACGATCGGATATTTGGCGATGAATGTCAGCTCGCCGGCATTGTCCCAGACGATCCATCTGTGATGGTTGTAGCCTCTGTAGATAGGCGAATTTCCATCGACGCCCCGGGCGAGTTCACAGACCGGGGAAGGGGTTTCGATGTAGCCGGCGGCGCCGCGGAGATGCATTTCCTTAATCAGATGGAAGGGATTTGCCATGTCTTCGAGGACGTGACGGCAGTAGATGAAATCCCATCCTACGCGGTA